ATTTCTGCATTACCTACTTAAGAAAATAGCGTGTCAGTTAACAAATGCATGTATGCATGGTCACCCGAAACAAGTCCATAAGTGCGACGACTCTTCATACGTCGATGAACCTTCACGCACTCTGCATGCAGCGCGGAGTCAATCTCGAGATTCATTTCGTCGAAGACAAATCAAACCTCACAAAACTTGTAAAATCTGGTGAACGCATTTTCTGGATGGATTATGGAACAAATTTGAATACCGAAGAGCTTCATCGCGTAATTGAACCGTTTGATCAAGGTGTCAGCGTGCTCGTTTTTCCGTCAGTCAAAGAAGGAATTGACTGGGACATGTTTGCCAAAAAGACGAGGGAGGGTTCGACCGAGCCGGCACACCAACGCGGGCTCACATTTGACACTACAGTCGGAAAGAAGATTTCGGACGGAGTCTACGAATGTACGAAAACGTCTGCGCGCGTCTGGGCAATGGATTCAAAGCCTGTCGACAAGAAGATTCGGGGCGGAAAGACTCAAGTCAACCTTCCGCTCACAAACGATGAAGCAATGTTTGATTGTCTCATGCTCAATGGCGTGAAGGTTGCAGTAGCCACAAATGCAAATATAGTCTGCCACTACGTCCATGAATGTTTCGGAAACATCCTCGAAGCATCTGGAGTCACCATAATGCCTTAGAGAAATAAACCCTGTATAAACCAAGACAAATGAATGAATTCATAATCGCGTCATGGGGCGGTAAAGACGATCGCTTTCCGGGCCCTCAACCTGTTTCGATCGAGAGGCGACATTTCCCTCTTCTCGAGCGACAACCTTATTTCGTATGCGAAAAAACAGACGGGACCCGAAATCTTCTCGTCAATTTCGAAGGATCGACCCATCTCGTGAATAGATCATTCGAATCGAAACTAGTAAAGGTTCGAATTCCCAAGGATACAATTTTGGACGGAGAGCTCGTAGTTTGTAAAAATGAAAAATGCCTTTTCATGGTTCACGATGCTGTCGTAGTCAAGGGTGAAAATCTCGTACAGAGACCTCTCGATTACCGACTCGAAGCTGCACGCAAAGCGATTAAAACAATTATAAAAACTGCACATGCGGAATTTGAAATTCGGGTCAAGACCATGTGGCCTCTCGAGTCCATAAAAAATGTGCCGACCGAATTCGAGTACGAAACGGACGGCCTCGTGTTCACTCCCGTACAAGAACCCATTCGGACAGGAACCCATGAGACGATGTTCAAGTGGAAGCCTCGGGAACGAATCACAATCGACTTTTCGATAATGGACGGAAAGAAACTCTACGTCCAAGAAAGAGGCGTTCCGTACCTTGAATCCGAACTTTCTCGACCGGTCCAAATTCCAGATGGAACAATTGTCGAATGCGGGTACGGGAAGTTGGGATGGTTTGTGGAAAAGATTCGGACCGACAAGACGTATGCAAACAATCGCAGAACGTATTTCCGGACAATTATAAATATCCGAGAATCAATCACGCTCGACGAGTTTTACCGGTACCACGCCATGTAGAACGGTCCGTTTAGATTGTCGGGAGCTGGAACTTCACGGACGCTCTCGTCATCCTTGATGTACCACTTGTCGTAGCGCCGAACCAAAAGCATGTAATGCCCACCGTTTCTGACACCGCTATGAATTATACACGAAAAGAGCCGGAGTCCCTGGAATTCAAGAGGAATTTTAACTGGAAATTTATTCATGTACATTGAAAATGAAACTCCGAGGACCCGTGGCCATTCAGATACAGTATTCCTGAGAGCTGCACATTCATGCACCTGCCCGGAATTGTCCACATAATTTTCGAGAGAGACTGGATCGCATCGTTCTTCGACCAGATTTTCTAGAGAGTCTTCTTTATTCACGTCGATAATCAAAACGGTAAATGGATTAATCTTTGTCGTCTTTCCGCCCGACCATGCAACCTCTTGAGTTTCCTTCCCGTTGAATATTCCTTGAATCAATTTTTTGCCAAGCGATTTCTCAAAAACATCCAAAAGAATGATGACGACTTCTTGGGCGTCATGCTGACCGCGCGTAAATTCTGGAAATTTTTCTCTGAATGCTTTGAGAAGGGCGGATGGATTCACCGGACCCTTTTCATGGATCCGAAAGAGGCTCATTGCAACTTCTCTGTACTCTTTGGTAATGTCACACGGTCCGTCGTAGGGTGTTTCGAAGAAATATTTAGAAAGAGGTGGAACGTGTGCGAGACATTGGACTGCTGTGGAAAAGTAGCATGTGTTTCCGAGATTGACAATTCCTCTCATCCTGAATGGTAAATAGAGAAAAGAACCGTAGAATGAACACGATGAACATAGACCAAAGAATGGCCGCCCCACAGAGTCACGACCTTTTCAACGAATGGGAGCCTCTCATTCAAAAGTACAAAAATTCCGAAAATGTCGAAATGGAAATTCGTCTGGGTCGGCAGAACAAGACGTCGTTTGACACAAACGTCGGAAAGGACACTTTTGAAAACATATTTCGGGCGCTCATGAAGTATACCGGCTGGGAGACGAGCAGGCATTCCAAGGCGACAGTGTACTACTTTGTCGGATCAAAGCGCCTGACCATCGACGAAGAGTCTGACGAGCAGGATGGGTGCACAAAGACCAAGGTCTGCAACGAAGATTTTACAATTCAGAATTCGAAATACGATATTCGTCTCGGTATTTCGACTGAAACTCCGTGGGAATATGACGGCGAAGAGGTGAGCACCGAGCAAAAGGACAAGGAGCGTTGGTCTTTTGTTCGAAAGAATTTGTCAATCGATTTGACAATCATAAAAGGAACGCCGGACGACAAGGATTCGGACGACGACACAGTCTATCAAGTTGAGCTCGAGATTATCGATCCAAAGAGTCTGTCGAGCAAGAGTGAAATTTACAATATTCTTCACAAGGTTTTTGATATTCTTAAGCTTTGCGCTTAATTCGTCCAGTTGCGCCCGTCGGGGATGCTTTTGAGACGACATTTGCATTCCATCGCTCCTTGAGCTTTTTCAATTTCGCGGCAGTCATTTTCTCTTTGAGTGCCGCGCGAATTTCATTCCATGTCCAGTTCCTTGCAGTGTTTATCCCGAGTTTCTCGAGTGTATTTGAAAAATTTACAGAATTTCGAGGTATTTTATAAACGTAATTTACACGGGTATTTTTTGGAGCCCGGGGTTTCATGACGCGCGGTGACCGTTTGGGAATGACTGGACTTGTACGTCTGACCGGAGACCTGGCCGGAATCACTCGGGTCTCACCAGTTACAATGTTTTCAAACTTTTTGGCAGGGCTTCCACGGTTTGGAGGAACGCGAACGCTGAGCCACCCGTTGATTGCCTGTTTTACATTCTTTTCAGATGGCCGTGGACTCTTGTACATCAACTCGGTCACAAACTTTCGGTAATCGTTTACGACATTTGATGGCATCCAGTTTGGAATTTTTATTTTTGCCGCAAATGAATTCTTTCGTACATTTTTCATAAAATTTGTGTACGCCTTGTTGACAGTCGCCTTGAGAGGATTTCCTCGTGCGCCCTTTGGCAAGTTTTTATAAATTTGTAAAAATTTCTTTTCGTTCCCGATTGTGTATGCGTTTCCGAGGTTTTGTTTTAGCCGAAGGGCGTACTCGAGCTCTTTATTAAAATTGTTGGAGTTTGACGAGACTGATGCACTTTTCGGTGGTGACGCCTGTTTTTCGGGATTCAAAAGTCCGTAAATTACGCCAAACTGATTTTTAGAATTAAGTTTTTTAAATTCATTCAATTGATTTGCCGGAACAATCTTGGCAAAAATTGCATTCTTTTCATCAGTCGGAAATGTGGACCACTCACGGGTCGTCAGGCCATGTTTGAACCGCCGGACCCGGTAGTCTGTCAGAAACTTGTATTTAATGTCGCCGACCGTAATGTTAAACGATCCTGTACGGGCCGGATTTGTTTTTGATTGTATGTAATTGATAATTTCTGAAATCTGCATCTTGTTGCTGACTTGTGCAATGTTTTGGTTGCGAGCAATTGCTATGAGCTGGTCCTTTGTCAATTTTGTCGCTTGTTTTCCATTAATTCGCAAAATTCCATTTGTACCAATTGTAAATTCATGGACCGGTCGAAAGCTGTTTATTTTTACATTGTTTGGAATGTCGAAAATTTTACGAACCGGTCCGGGAATGTTTCGTCCCGCTTTCTTGTACGATTCAATGGCTGTTTTGCGACCGCTCGATTTGATTTTAGGAATTGCGTACCAATAAGGCTGCTGGCCAGGACCCGGGCGCACGTAAAACCCATTCTTCTCTGCATTCCAGCTAGGAGCCCGGCGGTTTGATTGTCCGGCATACTTTTTGCGTTCTTGAATCGCGTTGAGAGGGTGTCCGGCGTTTCTGAAAATCTTGAGAGTCGATTCGGGAATTGGTTTCCCTGCTTCTTCAAACGCCTTTTTAACCTTTGGAGCAATCGGGCCGAGATTCACAGTCGAGTTCAGAATTTCTGGGCCATAGTTGAGTTTCCTGTAGTACTGGTATGGATAAAGACGCGGGAGACCGTTTGTTCCCGGGCGAATGTAAAACCCTCTGGGAACTGGACTCATGAGACTGTTCCACGATCCCGCGAGCATGTACTTTGATTTCGCAGTCGATGCTTTCGTCGGCCGAACATTTCCAAAATCATACGTCCTAAATATCTGTTTGAAAAATTCAACGGGGACGTCAATATTTTCAATTTTTTTAATTCCTGAAAATAAAATTGTTCCATTTCTGAAAAACTGATATGTAAAATCAGGTTTCTTAAATTGGACCGTCAGGGACGGCGTCTTTAATTCGGGCACAATTTCCTTGGGGAGTTTTTTAAACATGTCACTTGGAAATGTTGTAATTAAAAATTGATGAAGTTTTTCAAGATTAATCAGTCTATTAATTCTGAATCCGCAATTTATAATTTTATACGTTGGAGTTTTTCGAATGATTGATTTCGAGACCCATCCGTTTTTTGCGCACTTGAGGTAGGCTTCTTCGAAATTTCCAGAACCGCTCACCTGAATCGTCTTTGGGGTCATGAGCACAGACAGATTTTTCGTCTTGGCGATGAAATATTTGCATTCATTTCCTCCGAGTCCGAACCATTTTCCATCGGCAAATCTGACCCGTGGCTTTTCCCGAAGAGTAACGTATCCCAGAATTTCCGTAAAACCTTTTGGAATTTCTAGATAAATTTTATTAAAATCTACATCCACATCGAGGGTGGTTACGGTTGAAATCACCCTGGGTTTGGTAATGGCCCTGTTCATTAGTATTTTATGATATTTTAATCTGACGTCGCAATGTCGATCCCAAAAATGACTGGCTGTGAAGAGTAGAGCGTCCCGTTATAGTCGCACGATTCTGTCCGGACCTCAATTTCGCGCGAACTGAATGGTCCCGCGTAAAAGTCTTGGTTGAATTTGAAGGAACCGAGGTTGTTCTCTCGGCAGTGCTGGTTGAAGTGAGTGACGAAAATCTTTTGCGGAATACAGAGATGCTTTCCAAACGTACACTTTTCTGACGCAAGAAAGTGCTGAAGCGAGTTGGTAACTGTCGCAATTTGTGTCTGAATCTTTTTGAAATAGGGCGGCAAAACGTTCCAAATGTCCTTGTCCGCGTACAGGTGCGAATACTCGAGATAGGCCCGAATGCATTTACACATGATTGCGGGAAGCTCCTTTTCAAGTTTGTGCTCGAGATGCGGATCAGAAACTTCTGGAGCAATCTGTCGGTTGAAATTAACAGTCGCGAGACGGCGCAGAATGGATCCCGAGTTGTCTTTCCAGTTTGGAACCTCGTTTCCTCCCAGAATTCCCGGAGTCTTCCACTGCAAACTCACCGCAGTCTCATTTTTTCTCGCAATTGAAACATCTTCACCAGACACGAGCGACTGAAATTCCGCCTGTTCGAGTGCAAGATCGCCCTTGACCTCTGGGCTAATGAAAACAAACCCCTTGTAGATGCTCTGAAGGCCAAACTTTCGCTCAATGTTGTTCGAGAGAGTCGCGACATCTTCGCATTCGTAAAACTTGCGGCACACCTTGGTAATGAGCGTCGACTTGCCAGATTGTGCAATTCCTTTGAGAAACGGAATAATCTGCCACCCGTCCAGTTCGTTTACGTCGAAACACAGACGTCCAATGAAGACGTAGATCCAGCGACAGACCTCCTTTTCAAACTTTTGGTAATCCAAGACGAGCTGCATGTTGGGCGTCGGAATATCGTACCAGTCAATCTTGTCTTCGTGAGAATCAAATGGAAGATCAAAGTACTTGCAGCTCACAATTGTCGGATCGAGTTCGTGAAATTCATGAGAAGTATAAGGGTAAAACTTGATGCAGTACTGTTCATTTTTTGCGTCCCATTCTTTTCCGACAAGTAGCCCGTTTTGAAATGACCACACGTGCCGATCCTTTTGAATCTCTTGAAACTGGAAATCCTGACAGTTTGACAAGTGGCGCTCAATGTCGTTGACGAGATTTCCACGGCTCGTGAGCTGTTTCCACCGCTCGGGCTCATCCTCCTTCTGAGTCGAATCGTAGATGAACTTCTTAATCTCTTTGACTGGTCGCCATGCACGAGTATTTCGAATCTGAACACAGCAGTGTCCCTTGTACCGTCGATAGCCGGCATCGTACGCCTCGGAGAGTAGGTACAACAAAAGCTTCTGGTACGACGACGTCGTTTCGTCATCTTTGAGCGACGTGTCAGTGTCGTCAATTGCGAGCGTCGGGTTGTTGATTCTGTTGAACCGTTTGTTCCAAATTCGAAACTGCTCAAACATTTCTTTCCGATCGGCAATCAGGCGTCGAACGCGAAACTCCAGTGTAAATTCGTCCCCATTCACATCTTTGCTCGGGTTTTTATTAATTCCCATGGACTCAATTCGCGCAAGTATCGTACGGCAACTATTAATGTAGAGCTCGTTACTGCCGCGAATGTTAAGTTCTGAAAAATTTTTGGGAAATTTGTCGTCATCTCTTTCATGATCCTTTGGAAAAAGCACATAGGCCCACGCCTGTGCGGCAGCAAGTGAATTTCCACGAGCATGGAGTAAAGATTCCTTCTCTTTTTTTAGGATGTAATTTTCAAAATCATCAATCGACCACGTGTTCATTTCATTCGTCTGCTTTGTGTTCCGAATAGATTCTGCATGTTCGGGTGTAATTTCTTTTTGAATTGTATGAACCTCCTGCATATTAGATGAGAGCCTGATTTTTTTAAGCAGTTTCATCTGGAACTGGAGGTGGCACAGGGCTCATTTTCGAAATTGCGGAGAGCATCTTGACAAGAATTTTGTTCTGCATCTCAATGCCCGTGGCGATCCGCTCAACTGCATCCTTGGTGGACACGAGAGCAGTTGCGATCGTCTCACCATCGTCGGTCGCCAGAAGACTGCCGAGCGCCTCGAACATGTCAGGGTACTCAGCCTCCTCGTCGAAATCGAGCTCCTCCTCATCTTCCTCTACTGGCTTTGGTGGTGGGGCTGCTGAACGGCGAGACATTGTAATCTAGTCGTAGATTTTAAGATGCTTTTTTTTTCGCGGATACTATAAATGCCCGGTGGCGGTCTCCTTCAACTTGTTGCCTATGGCGCCCAGGATGTCTATCTTACCGGAAGTCCCAAAGTTACATTTTTTCAATCTACGTATCGCCGTCATACGAATTTCGCAATGGAACTCGTCCAGCAGAATGTTTCAGGCGCTGGAGGAAATGGCGGACTCCAGTCGGTGACCATTTCCCGGTCAGGCGATTTGGTCGGTGACATGTTTGTTGCCATGACTCCTACGACAACGTCGGCTGCCCAACTCACATCAAACAATTCCGTTGCAGACATGTGCTGGGTCGCCGAGCGTGCTTTCGATTCAGTCAGCCTGTACATTGGCGGCCAGCTCATTGACAAGCATTACCAGGCATGGTTCCGTCTGTACGCCGAGGTGTTCCTGGACGAGTCTAAAAAGTGCAATTATGGTCGCCTGACATCTCTGGCGCTCGTCCAGAACAACTTAACGGGAACAAACACGTCAGTCGGCAAAGTCTATCTGCCGCTCATGTTCTTTTTCAACAAGTATCCTGGCCTGTTTCTTCCAATCATTGCTCTTCAGTACCACGAAGTTCGGATCGATTTCCAGTTTTCTTCACTTTACTCAAATTATTTCGGAAGTACCCAGATTGAAGTCTGGGCAAATTATGTCTATCTCGACAAGGCTGAGCGCGAGTCGTTTGCAAAGCTTTCGCACGAGTACCTCATCGAGCAGGTCCAGCACGTTGCACCCGATCCCGTCGGTGTTTCGAGCGAAAATGCTCCGTCTCTCATCCGCATGCAGTTCAATCACCCAGTCAAGGAACTCATTTGGTGCTACATGAATCCAAACATTCTTACAAACCCAAATGCCATGTGGAACTTTTCGAGCGGAACTGCAAACGTAAACGTCACCGTAGATACAAACATTCTTGCCCAGGCCGGTTCCATGTTCCAATCGAATCACATTGGCGCGCCCGCATTATTTGTCCCTCCATCTCTTACGAATAATTCAAGTCTCTATGTCTACGCGTCGAGCAATGTTACAACGGGAAATACAATTAGCGTCCAGTCAAATGTCCTGACTGGAAACGTGTATTGGCTGGAGCCCGGAATGCCCTACTATGGCACGTCCAACGTAAAATACGGTTACGAGGTTGGTCCTCTCCACCAGTTTAAGATTCTTCTCAACGGAACGGATCGGTTCGTCCCCCAGCCCGGCAAATATTTCAACGCGTACCAGGTTTATCAATATCATAAGGGAACGCCGTATCCAGGAATTTACGTCTACTCATTTGCGCTCAAGCCGGAGGAGCTCCAGCCGAGCGGCACATGCAACTTTTCACGGATCGACATTGCCCAGGCGGCAGTTTATCTCAAGACGGGAATGCCTACAAATTTGGTCCAGCGCATGTTTGCAGTTAATTACAACATTCTCAGAATTCAGTCTGGCCTCGGTGGTCTCGCATT